ATCTGGGAATAAAATTACTGCTATTGCTGGAGAGTCTTCTACTGGAAAGACTTTTTTCTCTCTCGCCGTGGTTAAGAACTTTCTTGATACTCATCCCGATGGTTATTGTCTCTACTTTGATACTGAAGCTGCTGTAAGTAAATCTTTACTTCAGGGTCGTGGTCTTGATATTAACCGAATCGTAGTCGTCAATGTAGTCACAATTGAAGAGTTTAGAAGCAAAGCATTGAAGGCAGTTGATTTGTATCTGAAGAAGAAAGAAGGAGAACGCAAACCTTGTATGTTTGTTTTGGATTCTCTGGGAATGCTTTCTACTGAAAAAGAAATTGAAGATGCATTAAATGATAAACAAGTTAGAGATATGACTAAATCCCAACTTGTAAAAGGTGCATTCCGAATGCTTACTCTTAAACTAGGACAAGCAAAGATTCCTATGATTGTTACAAATCACACTTATGATGTTGTGGGTTCTTATGTTCCTATGAAAGAAATGAGTGGTGGAAGTGGACTTAAATATGCGGCATCTTCAATCATTTACCTTTCCAAAAAGAAAGAAAAGGATGGAACAGAGGTTGTTGGAAATATCATCAAATGCAAGACACAAAAGTCTCGTTTGAGTAAAGAAAATAAAGAGGTGGAGGTGCGTTTGTACTATGATGAACGTGGTCTTGATAAGTATTATGGTCTTCTTGATCTTGCTGAGAAATACGAAATCTTTAAAAAGGTGGGAACTCGTTATGATATTGGAGATGGTACGACTCAATTTGGAAAAACTATTAATGAAAATCCAGAAAAATATTTCACCCCAGAAGTAATGCAAGCACTTGACGAGGCAGCAAAAAAGGAATTTTCTTATGGGTAATGAAAAATATTCGAGTTATAAAAACTGGAATTGATGTATCTAAAATATTAGAACAAATAAAACAATATCCAGAAGATTGGGGTTCACAAAAAAACATTAAAGATAAAAAAATAGAACAACTTGACCCAACAAAATATACGGTTACAGTCGATGTTCTTCAATTGATAATGGGAGGAATAGAAAAAGAAGGTCAGTATGTTGGTGATACTGAAATTTGTATTCAAACACCTGCATATGAAAAGCACACAGAAGTTCTTAAATTTTTAAAGACATATTTTAAGAAAATACGTCGTTGTGCTTTTCTTGCTTTGCCTGTTGGTGAAATTGTTGGAACTCATATTGATGAGGGAACTTATTATCTTACAAAAGATAGATACCATCTTTCCATTCAGGGAAAATACAAGTATACTGTTGGGGATGAAACTACGATTGTTGAACCTGGAACTTTTTTCTGGTTTAATAATAAACTTCCCCATAGTGCTGAAAATATTGGTGATGAGATTAGAATTACTTTTGTATTTGATGCTCCACACCACAAAAGAAATCCATAGTTAGAGGAGTAATGGAAAAAGTCGAAACTACAATTCTTAGAAGTCTCTTATTTAATAATGATTATTGTAGAAAGGTATTGCCTTTTATTAAAAATGAATATTTCGAGAATCTTCACGAGAAGGTAGTTTTCGAGGAGATTTGTAAATTTATTGTTGCTTATGAGCAACTAGCAACAAAAGAAGTTCTTTTGATTGAAACAGAAAAAAGAACAGATATTACAGAGGATACTTATAAAATTATTTGTGAGTATATTTCTAAACTTGATGATGCACCAGCAGATAAACAATGGTTAGTTGATACTACTGAAAAATGGTGTAAAGATCGAGCAATTTATCTTGCTCTTATGGAAAGCATTAAAATTGCTGACGGACAAGACGAAAAGAAGTCAAGAGATTCCATTCCAGCAATTTTGCAAGAAGCACTTGCCATTGGATTTGATAGCCACATTGGACACGATTACCTAAAAGATTACCAAGAACGATATGACTCTTATCACAGAAAAGAAGACAAAATCCCATTTGATTTGGAATATTTTAACAAAATTACCAAAGGGGGTCTCCCTAACAAAACTCTTAATATCGCACTTGCTGGTACGGGTGTCGGCAAATCTTTATTCATGTGCCATATGGCTAGCTCCGTCTTGCTCCAAGGACGGAACGTATTGTACATTACGCTTGAAATGGCAGAAGAGAAAATTGCTGAACGAATTGACGCAAATCTCCTAAATGTAAATATCAAAGATATCGAAACATTACCAAAATCAATGTTTGATACAAAAGTAAATAATATTGCGAAGAAGACACAAGGAACTTTAATTATTAAAGAGTACCCAACTGCTTCCGCACACGCAGGACATTTCAGAGCACTTCTAAATGAACTCTCTCTTAAGAAATCATTTAAACCTGATATTATTTTCATTGATTACCTTAATATTTGTGGGTCCTCAAGGTATAAGAGTAATTTTTCAGTTAATTCTTACTCATATGTTAAAGCAATTGCAGAAGAACTTCGTGGACTTGCAGTTGAATCGAATGTTCCAATTGTTTCGGCTACCCAGACTACTCGTAGTGGTTTTTCTAGTTCTGACCCTGACCTTACTGATACTTCTGAATCCTTTGGTCTCCCTGCTACTGCTGATCTTATGTTTGCCCTTATTAGCACAGAAGAGTTGGAACAACTTGGGCAGATTATGGTAAAACAATTAAAGAACAGGTATAATGATCCAACAATGAATAAAAGATTTGTAGTTGGTATTGATAGAGCAAAAATGCGTCTTTATGATGTGGAACAAAGTGCTCAAAAAGATATACTTGACGCAGGACAAGAAGAAGAGTATACTTATGAAGAATCTAAAAACACAGACAAATTCTCAGGATTTAAATTTTAACAATATGACACAACGAATTGACTTTGGTAAATATCAAAACTTTGTAGATGCTGTAACTTCTGATGCATCCAAAGATTTTCTTGCTCTATCTGACCGTATGGTTCAGTTGGATGAAAAGGGTGCTAATATTGAACGTCTTCTGACTGCTGCTGTTGGTATTAATGCTGAGGGTGGTGAGTTTATGGAGATTGTGAAAAAGATGGTATTTCAAGGTAAATCTTGGAATGATGAAACTCGCACTCACCTGATTAAGGAACTTGGAGATACTATGTGGTATGTTGCTCAGGCTTGTATTGCTCTTGATGTTTCTTTTGACGAAGTGATTCAAACTAATATTGATAAATTGATGAAACGTTATCCCGATGGTTTCTTCGATGTTTATTATAGTGAAAATCGTGAAGTTGGAGATATCTGATGACTGAAACACCTTGGCCTTACAATCACCGACACTCATCTGAACTCTGGGATATTACTGCTGAAATTCTTACAGAACTTTCCAAAAGAGATGAAGTTAAGTATCGTGTAAAAGCAACCCCAGAATCTGTGAAGCAAAAATTGGAGGCACTATGACTAAAGAAAAAACAGTATCTATTAAAATTGATTTGATTTCTGCAGCAACAATTAGACAAGTTCTTTTTGATGCACAAAAAGGATACAGTTATGAATTTCCAACAGAAAGGATTAATAAAATTCGAGAAGTGATTGGTCTTCTTGATGAAAAGATTGGAGAACAAGTAGAAGAATAAATACAATCCCCTCTTTCTAAATACAAGAAAGAGGGGATTTTTTATATGTCTAATCCAGCACTAGCAGGAAAACAATATGAAGTTACTCTTAGAAATAAATTAAAATCAGTTTTTAAAAATATTCCAAAAAATGCTGGATTTGGGAGTGGTCCAGATTTGACGATACCTTCTGTCAATAATCCAGGACAAACTCTTTTAGTTGAAGCAAAAACGACCACACAGGCTGACTTTGGGCAAAAAGCAATTACATTTAATGGAACTTCTTGGGTAGCAAAATTTGATGGAACAGAACCACAATCAATAGTTAGTTTATATAATTATCTTTATTCACAATATGACGTAGATAGAAAGATACAGCAATCTTGGGGATTGCCAAATGATAAATTAACTGCTGTTGATTTGCAAAATATTATTAATAATAGTAATCTTTCTAAAGTTTTATATTACGAAAAACTTTTAATTGAAAAAACTGGAAGTTCAAATCCATTTCCACAAACAACACTCGCATCTGGACCAGACATTGTTTCTAAAATTATATCTTATTATAATAGTAAGGGTATCTATTATATACAGATAAAAAATGAGGGATTTTATATTCTTGGTAGTGATAAAATGGGTTTGAATTCGAAACTTCCAATTGATATTCCGAGATTTGCTCCATCATCTGCTAGTTTAATTGTTAGAGGGAAAACGAGTAGTAGTAATAAAACATTCAGACCAACGTTGACATTAAAAAGTGAAGGTGTTGCGAGAAGTAATTTTTCACTAGATGATGCTAATGATTTGAGATTACTTCGTGACAGTTTCTAGTGGATAAATAACTAAAAATACCATATAAATGAAAAGTTTTGCTAGATTTATTAAAGAGGCAGTAGAAACACTTGCGTCTACTGAAGCAAAGAACCGCGGACTTAAAGGTGACGGTCATGGTGATTGGTATGATAGTCAGGGAAATCTTGTAGCAAAAACTGTAGGTGGAAAGTTAAAATATTTTGGTCAAGGTGGTGCTGATGCTCAACAGCAACAAAGAGTGAAGAAACAAGCAACAGCACAACAGCAACAAGCAGCACCACAACAAGCAGCGCAACAACAGCAACCAGAAGTAGAGCAAGTTAATGGTGTTGCGATTGTGATTGGTAGATTTAATCCACCATCCAAAAATCACGGGGCATTACTGAAGGCAGGATATACGCAGGCAAATAGAAGAAAATTTGAATTTAGAGTTTATCCAAGTCGTATTGAAGATGGAGCAGCAAATCCACTCAATCCAGGACTAAAGATTTCCTATATGCAATCGATGTTCCCAGAATATGCGGATTATATTGTAGATAGTGATGATGCAAGAACTATCTTTGATGTTTTGGGTTCTGTATATGAAGATGGATATACTGATGTTGTTATTGTAACTGGACAAGATAGACTTGGTGAATTCCAAAGTTTAGTTCATAAAGGAGACGGACAGCAATATCAGTTTAATAATATTGAGGTAGTTCCATCTGGTGTAAAAGACCCCGATAGTGATGTTGAAAGTCCTGGTTCTTCTGCGATGATGAGAACAGCAGCAGCAACGGGAGATTATGAAAGATTTGCTACTGGTCTTCCCTTAAATATGGATACTGCAGAGAAACAGGAAATGTTTAATACTGTTGCTCGTTCAATGAAAGTAAGTGAAGACACTGAAATCTGGAAGATTGCACCAGAAATGGATTATGATGGAATGAGATGGAACTATAAAAAAAATGGATTATTTGATGTTGGTGCTTTAGTGGAAAACTTAAATAGTGGATTGGTTGGAAGAATTCTTCGTAGAGGAGCAAATCATTTAATTTGTGTAACGAAAGAAGGTGTGATGTTTAAAAGTTGGTTGAAAGATGTTCGTGAAGTTTACGAGGTTGGAACTTGCGAATACAGAGCGCATACACAAAAGACGACACCAGGACAACCAGTAAGTTCTTATACTGATGTTGAAATAAAACCAACAATGAAGAAAAACATAAATATCAGTAGGAAAAAAGTATCTAAGTAAAATGAGACCTTGGAAGGAAATTATTACTGAAGCAAAAGATAAAAAAAATATGACTGCTGCTGAAATTAGAAAAGCAGGTGAAGCAGCTTTGAAAGACGAACAAACAAAAAATAAAAAAGAAAAAAATAATAAGAAAAAATCTGAGTATACTGAGTATCTGAAACAGCAACTTGAGTTTAAAAAGAAAAAATATGAAGAACAAAAAAGAAAAGAATTAGAAAATCTTAAAAAGAAAGGAACTGAAAAACATAAAGAAGGAATAAAATCTGCTCTTTCTGGGGTTAAAACACAAACAATTTCGAGTAAAGATACAGACCCAACTGCTTATACAAAAGCAGTTGGAAATGTGGCATCTCTTGCTGGTGGACTTGCTAAAGCAGCAGTTCATGGGGTTGGATATCTTGCGGCAAAGAAAAAAGCAAAAGCAGCAAAATCAGCACAACCAGAAAAAAAAGAACCAAAATCTCCAGGGAGACCAGCAAGAGAAAAATCATCTCCTTCTGGTGTAACAACTCCAGCATCATATGGTGGAGCAAAACAAATATCAGGAGCACCAGAACCAAAATTACTTTCACCACAAAGAAAAAGATTAGTTCCAGCAACTAAAAGACTTCCTCCTTCTGGTGGTGTTCCTGAAGGTTCTGCTGGTCCAAAGGCAAAAACTTTAGGGCAAAGAGCAAGACAAAATCCAAAAATTAGAGCAGGGTTAATTCAACAAAGAATGGGTGAAGAGTATTCGAATTGGAAAGAAGAGTTTATTATTGAAGTTGATGATAAAAATGGAAAAACAGAAAAGAAAAAAATTATTGATGTGATGCGTGGCAAAAACAAAATTGAAATCAACCCAAATATAAAAGAAGAAAGAGACGAAGAAGGTGGTATGGCACAAAATGAACTTTCTACAATAGAAAAATCAGTCAAATCTCTTCGTAAGAAAATCAAATCAGAAACACAGCAGCTTCCTGCTTGGGTTCAATCTAAAATTTCCAAAGCAGCAGATTATATTGATACTGTTGCTGATTATATGGATGGAAATCCAGAACCAGTCAAAGAAGCACACGAGGATGAAACTTTTAGACAACACTCTAGAGAAACATTTTCTTCACATCAACCAAGTGAAACCAGAAAAAGAACTGCTAGTGTTTTGAAAATGATGAAGCAAATGAACGCAGATGTTGAAAAACCAAAAAAGAAAAAAAAGAAAAAAGCAGTAGTAGAAGAGTGTGGTTGTGAGGATGATGGGAAAAAAGTTCTTATGATGGCAATTCTTAAAAAAGCAGCAGATGCAAAAAAGAAAAAGAACTTTCAATTAAATTCTGGAATTATTGGTGAAGAAAAAACTGCTGCTTGGCAAAGAAAAGAAGGAAAAAATCCTGAGGGTGGATTGAATAAAAAAGGAATTGATTCATATAGAAGAGAAAATCCTGGTTCAAAACTTTCAATGGCAGTGACAACTCCACCTTCAGAATTAGACCCAGATTCAAAAGCAGCAAAACGTAGAAAATCATTCTGTGCTCGTATGGGTGGAATGCCTGGACCAATGAAAGACGAGAAAGGTCGTCCAACGAGAAAAGCACTTTCTTTAAGAAAGTGGAATTGTTGATAAATAGTTGAAGACCATTATGGAGGAGTTATTATGTCAGCAGTAGTTGCTTGGTGTTTAGCAAATCAGGCTCTTATCGCAACTGTTCTTTTTGCAGTTTCGGAAGCACTTGGAGCAAACCCAAAAGTAAAATCAAACGGTATTCTTTCACTCATTCTTTTACAGGTCCAAGGACAACTGAAAAATAAAGGTGCTAAAGATTTAACTCCTTAGTCAATAACAATCTATTATTTTAATGGGGAGATTCATACTCCCCTATTTTTATAAATAAATTTAGGAAAAAAATTAACGAGAAATCACATGGCACTTTGGGGTATTTCAACAAACGCAGAGACTGCAGCAAATAATTATGCAATTCCCAAATATTTTGGTAAGTATTCTGCAATTAATTCTCAATTTGAAGCAATTGATAGAACTAGAAGTCCTTATAATTGCTTTGCAGAAAATCGTGGATGGACTTATAGACATTATGGAACCAAGATGCATTCTGGTCTTTCCACAAGTTATTATGACGAGTTGATCGTACAAGTTTCTGGATTGAATACTACTGGTTCTGGTACAAGTACAGTTGGACTTGGTACTGCTACCCCAATTGCTGTTTTCTTTGAAGATCCAAACCTTGCATCACCAATCAGTATTGGTGCTGGTGGAACTACTGGAATTGGGACTGGAACTATTGGATATGTTCATGTAGTTTGGAACGAAGCAGTTTGGTGTAGTGCTGGTGCAACTATTATCATCACTCCATCTACTGGTTCAAATATTGTTGCTACTGCTGCTTCTGCTGGTGCTCCAGTTCATGTTAATATTCCAGGTGTCGGTCAAACAGTTATTACTTTTGATGGACAAATTACTAATAGGGTTGCATTTGCATTTACTGCTCCTTCTACTGGTATTGGTACGGTATTAAGAATCAACACTGGTATTAATGTTGTTGGAACTGTAACTGATGCGTATGATGGTGCAGCAGCACTCAAGACATTAACAGGACTCATTAAGAATATCGCAGGCGCAGGAACTACTTCTGGTGTTGGTATTGGTGCAACTACTTTAACGATTAGTGCATGATATGAGATTTGATGAATTGAATGAAGATAATTATCTCTTATTTGCTATTAAATATTATGATAATCCACAATCTGTAACCAAAGATGATTTTTATGAAGATCTAAAAAGGTTTAAGTGGATAAAAAGATTATTAAAAAGACATAAAACAACAGGTGAGTTAAATGCTCACCTTTTAATTAATCATTTTATTATTCTTTATAATGTTTTTGGTGATGCAGCAACACCTTTATTGTTTTATAAAATAGATAGTGAATTTTGGAGTATTGTCAAAACTTTTGTGGTTTATCTTGGAAGATTGCCAGAAGTTCCAAAAACTAAAATTCATAATATTCCAATTGATATAGAATGTTTAGAACAACTTAATTTAATCTAATGAAAGAATCTACCCTAGACAGAATTATTTCAATTGTAAGACATTATATTGTTGAAGATGGAATGTCAGCATCTGTTGCTCCTACAAATTCCACAAACCCACCAGGACAAATAAATATCGCAGGTCTTCCACCAGATACTCCTCCAGTAAAAAAGAAAAATAAATACATTTATGGGACTGGATTCCGTAAGAATTGGATGCAAAGAAGAAAACCACCACAATAATAAAAAAATGTTCCCACCATCATCTACTGAAACAAAAATAGCACTACTTGAAGAACGTATTAATGTTTACGAACAGATGATGGAACGAATTGATACTGCAATTCAAAAAATTGGTGAGACAAGTCAAAATATTAGTCAAATGCTTGCAGTTCATAATGAAAAGATTGAGCAATGTAATAGAACCGATAATTTAATTGTATCGATGATTGAAGATATTAAAAAATCTTCAAAAGAACAACACGAACAAATAAGTAAAGAGTTAGGTGAAAGGATAGACAGGGTAGAAGAAAAGGTAGAAGGTATTTCAAAATTTAGATGGCAAGTATTGGGTGGTTTAGCAGTCATTGCCATTTTTATTAAATTTGCTCCACCAGCATTAAATCTCTTGACATCACACCAGAATTCAAGTAGCATAGAGAGAACGAAGTAATATTCTTTTTTGTAATGAGTTTTGTTGATTCCAAATACATCGGGTTGGTATCTTCCCGACTGGATAAGTTTGCCAAGAAAAAGGAAGGTCTTTATAACTTTCGGTGTCCTTACTGCGGTGATAGTCAAAGGACAAAGAGTAAAGCAAGAGGATATATTTACCAACTGAAGAACGACCACAATTTTAAATGTCATAATTGTGGAACTTCCAGAACATTCACAAACTTCTTAAAAGATCTAGATACTGTCCTTTACGATCAATATGTAATGGAAAGATACAAAGAAGGCACCACAGGCAAAAGGTCTCAAACAAAAACACCAGAATTTAATTTCGAGAAACCAAACTTTTCAAAAAAGTCATTTGACCTGCCTACTATCGCAGAACTAAATAAAGAACACTTCGCAAGAAAATATCTAGAAGATAGAAAAATACCCAACAACTATCTGCGTGAATTGTATTTCTGTGAAAAGTTTAAAGAATGGACGAACACTCAAAAACACACCTTTGATAAAGTAGAGCAAGACGAACCACGAATTATTATTCCTCTAATCAATAAAGGAGAAATATTTGGATTTCAAGGTCGTAGTTTAAATAAAAACTCAAAGGTAAAATACATTACAATTATTCTTAATGATACACCTCCAAAAATTTATAATTTAGATAAACCAGATTATAATAAAACTGTTTATGTTGTTGAAGGACCAATTGATAGTATGTTTTTAGATAATTCAATTGCTATGGTTGGTGCGGACATCGACAAAATGTTTTTTCTATCTAACTTTGAAACAGACTTTGTGATGGTTTATGATAATGAAAAACGAAATAGACAAATTGTTGATAGAATGGAAAATGCAATAGACCTGCGACTTCCAATTGTTATTTGGCCGAATGACTTGAAAGAAAAGGATATTAATGATATGATCCTTGCAGGAATTGATGCCTCAAAAATCATCAAGGAAAATACTTATATGGGATTAGAAGCAAAAGCAAAACTTATTGGATGGAAACGAGTATGAGCAACGGTACAAAGGTAATTAAAAGAAATGGTTCAAAAGAACCTCTTGATTTGAATAAACTTCATTTGATGGTTGAAGAAGCATGTAGAGATCTTGCTGGTGTTTCTGCTTCTCAAGTTGAAATGCAATCAGGAATTCAGTTTTATGATGGAATTACTACAGCAGAAATTCAAGAAATTTTGATTCGTTCGGCATCAGATTTGATTGACTTAGATAATCCAAATTATCAATTTGTTGCTGCAAGATTACTTTTATTTTCTGTGAGAAAATCTTTGTATGGAAGAGTGCAAGATCATCCTGATTTCGTTGAGCACATTAAAAAATGTGTTGATTGTGGAGTTTATGACTCAGAAATCTTGAATAACTATACAGAAGACGAACTCAATCGTCTTGGTCATTATATTCAACACAATCGTGATTATCTTTTTACTTATGCTGGTCTTCGTCAAGTAGTTGATAAGTATTTGGTTCAGGATCGTAGTATCGGTCAAGTATATGAAACTCCACAATTCATGTATATGATGATTGCTGCTACTATTTTTGCTAGATATCCAAAAGAAACTAGAATTTCCTATGTCAAACGATACTACGACGCAATCTCAAAGCACAAAATCAACATTCCCACACCTATCATGGCAGGAGTGCGAACTCCACTTCGACAATTTGCTAGCTGTGTTCTTGTTGATGTTGATGACACCCTCGATAGCATCTTTAGTTCTGATATGGCTATCGGCAGATATGTTGCACAAAGGGCGGGCATCGGTATCAACGCAGGTCGAATCCGTGGCATCAACAGTAAAATCAGAGGTGGAGAAGTACAACACACAGGTGTGGTCCCCTTCCTTAAAAAGTTTGAAGCAACTGTGCGATGCTGCACACAAAACGGTATCAGAGGTGGTTCTGCTACAGTCCACTTTCCTATCTGGCACCAAGAGATAGAAGATATCTTAGTACTAAAAAATAATAAAGGAACCGAAGATAATCGTGTTCGTAAATTAGACTACTCTATCCAAATCTCCAAACTGTTCTATGAACGATTTATCAAGAACGAAGAAATCTCCCTTTTCTCTCCACATGCAGTTCCTGGTCTTTATGATGCTTTTGGGACTGATCGATTTGACGATCTTTATGTGGATGCAGAACGAAATGAATCTATTCCTAGAAAGACTATCGGAGCTCAAGAACTCTTTTTGGACCTCTTAAAAGAAAGAGCAGAAACTGGTCGTATTTACATTATGAATATCGACCATTGCAATTCACACTCATCATTTATTGATAAGGTTGAAATGAGTAATCTTTGCCAAGAGATTACACTTCCTACAGTACCACTTCAACATATTGATGATCCTGATGGTGAAATTGCACTTTGTATTCTTTCTGCTGTCAATGTTGGTAAAGTGAAATCCGATGATGAATTTGAAGATCTTTGTGATCTTTCTGTTCGTGGTTTGGAAGAATTGATTGATTATCAAAACTATCCTGTAGTTGCTGCAGAGATTGGAACTAAAGCACGTAGGTCTTTAGGTGTTGGATATATTGGTTTAGCACATTATCTTGCTAAACTTGGTTTTAATTATGATACTCAAGAAGCTTGGGATGCAGTTCATCAACTATCTGAATCTTTCCAATATTTCCTTCTCAAAGCATCAAATGAAGTTGCTAAAGAAAAGGGTGCTTGTGAATATTTCAATCGCACTAAGTATTCCCAAGGTATTCTTCCAATCGATACTTATAAGAAAGATTTGGATGAAGTTTCTTCGGTTGCTCTTCAGCATGATTGGGAATCATTAAGACAATCAATCAAAGAGTTTGGTCTTAGGCATTCTACTCTTACGGCACAAATGCCTTCAGAATCAAGTTCTGTAGTTTCAAATGCAACTAATGGAATCGAACCTCCTCGTGGATTCTTGTCAATTAAGAAATCCAAAAAAGGTCCTCTTAAACAAATTGTTCCACAGTATCAGCATCTCAAAAACAATTATACGTTGCTTTGGGATATGCCTAGCAATCGTGGGTATATTAATATTGTTGCAGTTATGCAAAAATTCTTCGATCAAGCAATTTCTGGAAACTGGTCCTATAATCCAAGCAATTATGAAAATAATGAAGTTCCTGTTTCAGTGATGGCACAAGATCTTCTTACAACTTATAAACTTGGATGGAAGACTTCTTATTACCAAAATACATATGATAATAAAACAGATGAAGTTAAGGAGGAAAAAACTAGTATTGATGATCTCGTTAAAGAACTTTTAGAAGGAGGGGAAGAAGACTGTGAATCCTGTAAAATTTAGAATTACTGCAGAGAAAGAAAAAATGATTCAAGGAATGACCGTATTTAATACTCAAGAGGTAGATGCCAAAAAGCAACCTATGTTTTTTGGTTCTCCTCTTGGAGTTCAAAGATATGATTCGTATAAGTATCCAGTATTTGATAAACTGACTCAACAACAGTTGGGGTATTTCTGGAGACCAGAAGAAGTTTCTTTGCAAAAGGATCGTGCAGATTATCAAACTCTTCGTCCAGAACAAAAACATATCTTTACTTCTAATCTAAAATATCAAATTCTTTTAGATTCAGTTCAGGGTCGTGGTCCTGGAATGGCATTTATTCCTTATTGTTCTCTTCCTGAATTGGAAGCTTGTATGACGGTTTGGGAATTTATGGAAATGATTCATAGTCGTTCCTATACATATATTATTAAGAATGTGTATTCGGATCCCTCAGAAGTTTTTGATTCTATTTTAACTGATGAAAGAATTCTTGATCGTGCTTCATCCGTAACTGGTGCTTATGATGATTTTATTAATTCGGCACAATCTTATGGAAACTCAAATCTTTGGATTCACGCTCAAGAAGGTGCTGGAACTGCAAAGGATGAAAGATATGAATTAAAAAGAAAACTCTATCGTGCAATTGCAAATGTCAATATTCTCGAAGGTATCAGATTCTATGTCTCTTTCGCTTGCTCGTTTGCGTTTGGTGAACTCAAACTTATGGAAGGATCCGCTAAAATTATCTCTCTCATCGCACGAGACGAAAATCAGCACCTTGTCATTACTCAGAACATCCTCAATAAGTGGCGTGAAGGAGATGATCCAGAAATGCAACAAATTGCTAAAGAAGAAGAGGAATGGGTAAGAAGTGCTTTTGACAATTGTGTGAATGAGGAGAAAAGGTGGGCAGAATATTTGTTTAAAGATGGTTCAATGATTGGTCTGAATGATAAACTTCTTTGGAGTTACGTTGAGTGGATTGCCAATCGTCGTATGAAAGCAATTGGTATTAAACCACTTTATGATATTTCTGCAAAAAATAACCCACTTCCTTGGACTTCTCACTGGATTGAATCTAAAGGATTGCAAGTAGCACCTCAAGAATCGGAGGCAGAAAGCTATTTGGTTGGTGGAATTAAACAAGATATGACTTCAAATCAATTTTCTAGTTTTAAACTATGAATTATTATGTTTATGTTTATTTAAAAGAAGATGGAACCCCTTACTATGTCGGTAAGGGGAAAGATAATAGGTGGAAACAAAAATCTCATAGTGTAGAAGTTCCACCCAAAGAACGAGTCATTTTTCCTTTAAAAGATGTTGATGAAAAAACTGCTTTAAATGAAGAAATTAAATTGATAGAAAAGTGGGGAAGATTGAATAATGGGACTGGAATATTAGAAAATAAAACTGATGGTGGAGATACTCCACCAAAACAATATAAATCATTATATACTCCTTATGAAAGAACACCTGAAATAAGGGAAAAGTGTTCCAATTCGGCACATAGAAAAGGAAGACCTGGGAAACAAACCCCAGAAGAAATTGAAAGAAAACGTGAATCTATGAAAAAAGTTTGGGCGGAAAGAAAAAGAAAGCCACTACCAAGAGATTCTAATGGTAGGTTTCTGAAGATGTAATATGAGGGGTTTCGACCCCTCTTTTTTTATAAATAAAAAAAAGTATTGCTTATTCATATGTCTGGCATTTCCAAGTTCAAAAGAATTTATACCGAAGGTGTTGCGGCAGAACATCCAGATATTGCAGGACAATCAGAATTTGCAAGTAAAGCAGATGAAATCTTAGCAAGAAGAAAAAGAAATAGAGCAAAAAGTGAAAAAAATGCTAAACTGGATGCGATTGGAAGAAAATTATATAATATGAATAAAATTGGAGAAGAAGTTGAAGTAAATGAAAAGATTGATGTAGGTGCTGATGCTGGTGCGACAATCAGTGATTTCGTTCATTCAAAGAGCAAAACCTTCAAAGGTGATAGTAAAAAGCAAAGAATTAAGAGAGCACTTGGTGCTTATTATGCAGCACAGAGAGAAGAAACAGAAAACATTTATAATTATGTAATTGAAACTTTAGTTGATAGTGAATTCGCACAAGATTATGAGACTGCTGAAAATATGTTTGAGTGTATGAGCACTGAATTTGTGGCAGTTATTCTTGAAGAATATATTGAAGAAAAGGCAAGAGGAACTAGACCAAAAAGAACAGTTCACGCATATGATGTGGATGAAACTTTGTTCGGTCACGGCAAAAAAGGAAAACCAAATGTTCAGGTTCACGTAAAGGATTCATCAGGTAAGAGAGTTAAGAGTCTAAGCAACCAAGAGTTCAATACTCATAAGTTGGAAAAAGGACACTCATATGATTTTAGTGAGTTCCAAAGTGCTAAGAAGTTCAAGGAAACTTCAAGTCCAAATAAGAAAGTAATTAAGGACATTAAGAGAAAACAGGCAAGAGGACAAAACGTTCATTTAATTACTGCTCGTTCTAAGTTCGATAAACCAAGTGAATTCCAAGGACATCTTAAGAAGCACGGTGTTGATGTGGATAAGTCAAAGATTCACTATACTGGTGGAATGAAAGGTGGTGATATTGGCAAAAAGAAAGTGGATGTTGCGAATGCAGTAGCAAAGCAAAGTGGTGCTAAAAAAATTCATATGTACGATGATGCTGCTAAAGTTCATAAAGCATTTGAGAAAGAAAAGAAAGAAGCACCAACATCAAAGAAAATCAAAACTCATATGGTTGCACCAGATAAAAAAGGTGAATCAAGAGTTCGTTCTTATCAGGCAACAAAGAATGAAGAAATGAGTTCTTACGAATATTGGAAGCAATTTATAAAATAATAAATAAGTATATAAAAGTACTTTTTATTGCTCCCAACAAGATGAATAAAAAAGATTTGGACTCCTTGAACGAGTTATATTTGAGTGTTTATGATGGGGAGCAGTTGAATGAAGCACCACTTACACCAGAACAAATAAAATACAAAAATGAACGTGCTCAATTGGGGGTAATAAGTAAAGGTGGTAGATTTGTAGCAACGGGAAAAGTTGATCCAAATTTGACTAGCGATTGGGAATGGATGACCAGTAGTCAAGCAGGCAAAAGGCAACAACTAAGAGCTCAGAAACTTGCTGCTGACTTGAATAAAGGACAACGAGAAACAAGAATATCAAGAGCACAAAATGCTGCAATAGCAGCAGCAGATAAGGTAGAAAAAGAAAAAGCAGAAAAAGCAAGAATACAACCAGCGGGTTCTCCTCCAACAAGACCAGCAGCAGGAGGTTCAACACCTCCAACAAGACCAGCAGCATCTGGGCCAGTTCTTTCAAAGAAAAATGGAGTAGAAGGAACAGGAGTTGGTGCTAATTTTAAAGCAAGAGCATTTACTGCTGCAGAGAAATCTCGTTATGCAAGTGTTGCCGCACAGAATGCTGCAAGGAATTCTGCATCATCAACTTCAACACCAAAACCCCCAACACCAGCAATTGGAAAGTTGGGTAATACATCATTTGAAAGAAGAACTCCAACATCTGCTGAATTGAGAGCAGCACAAGGAGCAAGAGATAAAGGAGCATCACCAGAGAAAGCACTTCAAGCAGCACAAAAAACTAATCTTCCTACGACTGGTCCTACTCCTGCTGTTCCTGATATGAAAAGTGCAGCAGCAGATTTGCAGAAATTTACCCCAAGGGATATGTCTAAATACCCATTAAAACCAGCAACTGGTATAAATAATACAAAACCCAAACCAACGGCAATGACGCAATCAAATTCTTACGAATGGAATACTGCAAAAACTTTGAGAGATATTGCAGGTGCTTATAATGAAATCTACGAAGCAAAGAAAAAAGACCAAGACCAAGATGGTGATAATGACTTTGCAGATGTAAGAATTGCAAGAATGATTGCATCTGGAATGTCTAAGGCAGAAGCAATCGCAGCAGTTAGAAATAAGTCATATAATGAAGAAACTTCATTGGATGAAGCAACTGCAATGGCTAAGAGAGGCCATGATGAAACTGCAATCCGTAATAGAATTGCAAAATCAACAGGTGGTGGTAAGTTTGCAGACAAAGCAACTGCACTTGAAAATAGACCAACTTATGGAGATAGTGCAAAGCAAAAAGCAAGACAAAATCTTGCTAGAGCACAAAGAGGTGATTTCCGTAAGACAACTTCTTCAAGTCCTGGTCTTCACGGATATGCTCATAAGTCTGATGACCCTGCTGTAAAAGCAAAGCAGGCAGCAAGAGGAGCACAAAGAGGTGCTTTGACCCCTAGAGAGAAAAAGCAACTCAATAGAGAGGCATATGAAGCATATGAATTTGTAGCATCATACCTTCTCGAAAACAACTTTGCATCAACAGTTGAAGACGCAAATGTAATCATCAACAATATGAGTGAGGGTTGGTTCAATCAAATTATGGAAGGTTGATATAATATTAAAATTCATTAAGGCACCTTGACAGGTGCTTTTTTTATGACTATAATCACTCTGTTAGGGTTGAAGATAAGTTATACTTATAAATAACTTGAATATTATTAGGAACCCGAATGAGTTATGAAAACCCTTGGAGATACAATGGGGAAATTTTTGATAGCAATGATATTCAAGATAGTTTTGGTTTTGTTTATCTTATATCTTGTAGTAAGTATTATTATTAATCAACTATCCAAACATTACCTTCTTGTAACCTTTTTTTGTATGTTTGGAATCCTATTTTATTTTCTTTCATATAAGATACTATACTTTCCCAATTTTTATTTCCATCCGTTAGAATAATATTTCTTGATGTAGTAAGTTTTTGTTTATGTTCTTTTGTCAATTTGGATCCATACATAGGATTCCCTTCACCAGAAAACATTTCACTTAACTTTTGTCTAACCTCTGGTCTTTTTGCTGGATTATTATCACCAGTCATAAGTTTTCTTTTATCTTCTCTATATTTGTCATTTCTTAAAACAACTTCATAAATTCCAGTTCTTTCACTTACAAAAAATCTTCCTTCAATATTTGTATTATAATATTCATCAGTCATCAATACATCTCTTTTAAATTGTTCGTAAGTTTCAAAATAAGACATAGATTTTTTATGAGGACATAAGTAAAGAATTTCTCTTAAAAAATTTTCTTTTCCTATGTCTTTAATATCTTCTTTTAATTCATCACAAGAACCATAATAATTTTTCCAATCACTTTCTTTTGTTTTTTTGCGTCCAGTTTTTTTATCTTTTTGTCTAGTCCAAAAGTGTTTTTTCCCCACATATTTTCTTTCATTAGTTAAATTTGTAATCAAATAAACAAAACCTTCCATATTTTTTGGAACTTCAATAAAATCTTCTCCGTTATATTTCCATTCCATAAAAATATTTTCTTTCTTTTAATATTATTTATGCTTGAAAATATTTTTAAAAATATCTTGACAATGGTATTCCTGCGTATTATAATAGCAATGTCATGAATCGATATTTCAGGAAGGATTATTTCAATGGGACTTCACATCAAGAAAATATGCAATGATACAATTGACGGTCATATTGATCGTATGCATCTTTTGTGTGAAGAAGGAAGAACAAAAGATGCAGAGTCTGTTTATAGTGAAATCCGTGATTGGGTAATTCAAAAAGAAAATCTTGAAGTATTATCTCTTGATTATATTAATGGTTATTTTATAGATTTTTGACAAATTCTAAATAATAACTTATTATGATAAATCCCTATTATGAGTAGGGTAATTATTATGAGTCTTTGACTTTGATTTAGAGCCGTGGAAAGTGCCCTTTGAAAAAAGGGTGTACCCCCTTTCTATACGGATGTAGAGTTCAATTAATTTAAATGCAAAATTTCTTTACAGTAGCCGTTCCTCTAGTAGCAATGGTTACAACCAATACGGCATCACTGCCTCAAGTGTTTCCTCCTCCTCCTGTGGGTGGTCCTCCACCATTCTCTATTATTCAAGAGGAGCCTACATTAAAGACAGCAATCCGAGAGGTTGCACCAGAAAAGCCAAAAGAGAAAAGGCTTATTTGTAAAGGGTGTAATGAATATGAGAATGTTACCCTGGCATACTTCCAGGATCGTGGTATTAAAGACAGAAACGCCCTTGCTACCATCATGGGTAATATTCGTCAGGAATCAACTTTTATTCCTAATATTTGTGAAGGTGGTAGCAGAACCAGTTGGAGTAACTGTGGACGTGGTTACGGACTGATTCAATGGACATCTGCCGATCGTTATTATGGATTGGGTGATTTTGCCAAGAAGTTTGGTGGTTCTCCATCATCTCTTCAAACGCAACTTGGTTATCTAACAACTGAGGTTCAATGGAAACGAATTGAAGATAGGATGAAAACTCCTGGTAAGTCTATCAATCGTTACATGGACTATGCGTATAGTTGGATTGGTTGGGGGCATCATGGTGCTCGCACTTCATATGCTCATGATTATGCTTCTCGTCTGATTACGGTAGAAGTTTAATAAAATAGAATAATATAGGGGGAAGATTCGCAAATCTTCCCTTCTTAAACAAATTTTAATTGACATAAGAACGAGAGTGGATTAAGATACTCTCATCTTAAGATTTGCTTAAGACGCATAAATAACGAAGATTTACTTTGTTGTAAATCTTTACATTGTCGTTTAGTACACAAAAAACATTTTTATGAAAATCAAACAACTGATGCTTGCACCCGTTGCCCTTGGTATGATTGCTCCTGCTGTTGCGAATGCCGCAGATCTTAATATTGCAGCAGTCAATCAATACTCCTCTGAGCAGGCAACAAGCGTCACTCAATTTTCTGATGTCCAACCTTCTGATTGGGCATATCAGGCACTCAGCAACCTAGTAGAGCGTTATGGTTGCGTTGCTGGTTATCCTAACGGCACTTATGGTGGTGGTAAGGCAATGACCCGTTATGAGGCAGCAGCACTTCTGAATGCTTGCCTTGATCGTGTAACCGAAGTAACTGATGAACTCCAACGTCTTTCGAAAGAGTTTTCCGAAGAACTTCTAGTTATTCGTGGTCGTGTCGATAAACTGGAAGCACAAGTTGGTCAACTTCAAGCAACTCAGTTCTCCACTACATCTAAACTGCGTGGTGAAGCAACCTTCGTTCTCGGTGGTGTAGAAGGTGCTCGTCTTGCTAATGGAACCAATGTTGGCAACACTGCTTTCAACTATGATGTTCGTCTGAACTTTGATACTTCCTTTACTGGTAAGGATTTGCTGAAGACTCGTCTGCGTTCTGGTAATTTCTCCAGTCAACCCTTTGGTTCTTCCTCTTCTCTGTTCAAACTGGATAAGGCAGAATCTTATGCAAACCAAGTGCAACTTGACCGTCTGTACTATCAGTTCCCTGCTCTTACCAAAGGTCTGACTTTGACTGCTGGTGCTCTTGTTCGTAACACTGAGATGTCGTGGGTTCCTACTGCTTATAAATCAGACATTCTTGACTTCTTCTCTGTTGCTGGTGCCCCTGGTGTCTACAACAAAGCAACTGGTTCTGGTTTCGGTGCCCAGTGGGCACAACCTACCAAGAAAGGTAAGGGTGGTTTCGTTGCTGGTATCAACTATGTTGCCCAAAACGGTTCTGATTCTAGCAAAGGTGAATTTGATGAATCTGGTGCTCTGAACACTCTGGCACAGATCGGTTATCGTGCTCCTCAGTATGGTATTGCATTCGGTTATCGTTATGGTACTGAAGGCACTCGTGTTCGTACCTTCAACGGTGTTGCTGGTAATGGTGGTACTCTTGCTGCCAATCAAACCTCTAACGGTTACGCAGTGAATGCTTATTGGCAACCTAAGAAGTCTGGTATTATTCCTTCTCTGAGTGGTGCGTATGGTTGGAACACTGTAGAGGGTCCTGCTACTCCCCGTGCTGCTACTAAGTCTGAGACTTGGTTTGCTGGTGTCCAGTGGGCAGATGTATTTGCTAAGGGTAATGCCGCTGGTTTTGCTATCGGTGCCCCTGGTAATGCTGCTTCCCTCACTAAGGATGCTCTGATGTGGGAAACCTTCTATCGTTACCGCGTGAGTGATAATATCAGCATCACTCCTGCAATCTTCTATGTTTCCAATAATCAGGGATTCAAGAATGCATCCTCTAACTATGGTGGTGTAATTCAGACCCAGTTTAGGTTCTGATAACTAAAGGGTCGGTTTCCGACCCTTATTATAAATACCTAAAAAGTATTAGTTTAATGGAAAAGTTGTTTAAACAGTTAAGTGATGCTCAAGCATCACTTTTTGTTCTATTTCAAAAAACTTGGATCTACCATTGGGATGTGGTAGGTCCTGATTTTCAACAACTTCATATACTCTTTGGTGAGCAATATGAAGCAATGTTTGAAGAAATTGATACTCTTACCGAACATATGAGATACTTAGGTATGAAACCAGTTAGTACTCTTTCAAGAGTTGTAGAAGTTTCATCCATTGAACAGGCATCAAATAGTGCTCAATCAATTGACGCAAATGAAATGGTAAGACAGTTGCGTGATGACAATAAGAAAATTATAGAAGTATTTGCAGAAATTTCAGAGGAAGCAGATAGACAAAAGCAATATGCAACTTCTAATTTAGTCCAGAGTTTAATGGAATCGCACGGAAAATTCCACTGGATGTTAAGATCTTTTCTAGAATAAAAAATTAATGTTATAATGTAAAAACTTGACAAACTAAGAAGGATGAATCAAAATGTTAAAGGTCAGATGCAAAATGTGCAACAAAGAATTGCACTCACATCCAATACAAATTAAATGTTGTGGATGTGATAATCTAACAACAGTAAAAGATGATAAGATTACTGCATTGGATTTAAGTTTGGTTGAATTGATATCAAACTCAAATCAAAAAAACAATTCATCTTCTCTTTTTTCCAGAGAAGATCTTGCATATCAAGAAGCAAGAAGAAACCGCAAAGTTAGAAAAATGGAGTTTGAAATTAAATGAGTTGGGAATCCCCAAACCTGTCTAAAGGTGATATTGAATTGCTTACAGTTGCATTGGATGAATATCTTTATGCATCTAATATAGAAATTCCAGATATGCCAAAAATGGAAAAACTATTACATCGATTGGAAGATTATTTGAATAAGTTTTGATTTTCACACAATTAAAAATACTAAAATTTATAAGTATTAGTATCCTATTGATACAAAACAAATGGATCAACACACTTATGATAATTGGGTGAAAATCAAAGAAACATTTGAGAAGTCAGGAAATACAAAAAATATGTTTTATACTAGAGCATGTGAAATTGTAAAAACTAAAAAAGATCCTTTTGCTAAATTTCTTGGTGACGATAAATGAATAAAGAAGAAGTTCAAAATATGATAAATGATGCTATCGATAAACACAATAAGACAGCATCTATTATTAGTGCTTGCATTGGAACTTTTTTGTTGGGATTTTATACTCATGGTGTTATAACAATTGTAAATCATATTTCTAAGTAAAAGTCTTGACACATCATTCAATACACGATAAACTAATCTTACATTCAAATAAAAAATGAAAGAATTTACAGTAAAACAATTCCAAGAAAAATTTGATGAACTCATTGAAAGAGTTGAAAATGGAGAGTCTTTCATTATTACTAGTGAAGGAAAAGAAGTAGTAATGATGCGAGCAAATAATTATAATTATACAGTAGATGGTTTAGAAGATAACGACGATCTGATTCGAATACATACAGATCACGAAGAAGGTTGTTAAAATTTTTGGGAGTATAGCTTAATGGTTAGAGCGGCCTGCTTATAACGGGTTAGTCTGGGTTCAACTCCCAGTATTCCCATAGTCACGGATGGACTATAACAGAACTGGTGGAGTCAAATCTGACCCTATAGAAAATAAGTAATGTGTAAAATACTTAAAGGAGAGTTGTATAGACTCTCCTTTTTTGCTATAATAAAATAAAATTATTTTTAATATGAAGACAGCATTAATTACTGGTATTACAGGTCAAGATGGATCATATCTTGCCGAATTATTATTAGAAAAAGGATATGAAATCCATGGTATTATTCGACGCAGTTCTTTAATCAATACTCATCGTATCGATCATATTTACAATAAATTAAATTTACATTATGGAGATTTGACTGATTCTACCAATCTTGTTAGAGTTATTCAGTTAGTTCAACCAGATGAAATTTATAATCTTGGTGCTCAAAGTCATGTAAAGGTTTCTTTTGAGATGCCTGAGTATACAGGACAAACAGATGCTCTTGGAACTCTTCGTATTCTTGAAGCAGTTCGTTTGCTTGGAATGGAAACCAAAGTTCGCATCTATCAAGCATCTACAT